ACATCAGCCGGATCAACAGCAACGACGACATTCGCCTCGCCCGCTGGGAGGGGCAGTCTGACGACGGCAAGAAATACAGCCAGAACCTGCGTAATGGGGATACTGCCTTCCCGTTCGAGGGGGCGTCGGACGTGCGTGTTCGGCTGGTGGACTCGATCATCAATGAGCTTGTAATCCTGCTTGTGAACTCCTGGCGCCTTGCGCGCATCCGGGTCGGCGGAACGGAAGTCAGCGACGCGAACGTCGCATCGGCAGTCCAGACCCTTGCCCGGTGGGTGGTCGAGAACCGCCTGCGGCCTGAGCTTGAGCGCGAGGCTGAACTGTACGCTCAGTACTGCATGGCTTACGGCTGGTCTGTCATGCACATCGGCTGGGAGCGCAGGATCGCGTCTCGGAACGTCACCGTGACGATGCCAGGTCTTGAGATGGAAGCCGGCATGAACGCCATGCTCGCTGAGGCGCTCATGCAGATGAACGCGAACGGCGCCTCTGACCTCGCTGCGAACCTCATCGCAAACGCCTTGCAGACCGACGAGCAGGAAGGACGTCGCATCGTGTCTGAACTGCTCGCCTCCGGCACTTCCACGTTCAGCCAGCAGTACAACAGGTCTAATCTGCCCGTCGTCGCGGCCATGAAGCCGTACGAGGAGATTTCATTCCCGCCTGAAACCCTCGACCTTCAGGATGCCCGTGTGATTTTCCGTCGGACGTTCATGACCGAGGTTGAACTCCGTGAGATGATTAAGACGGACGGCTGGGATGAGAAGTTCGTCGAGGATGCCGTAATGACCTCCGGCAAGTCGTCTTATCTTACCGACCCTAACCTCATCCCCGTCACGTCGAACGTCACGAACGCCCTGCACCGCGCCGACAACCTCGTCGAAATCGTGTACGCTTACAGCCGCCAGATTGACGACAAGGGTATCCCCTGCATCTACTACACGGTTTTCTGCCCTCAGACGAGCCTTGTCGAAACCTACGGCAAGCACGCCAAGCTCGATTACGTCCACGGAGACTATCCGTTCGTCGAACTGCGCCGCGAAGTCCTGAAGCGCGCCATCGTCGAGTGCCGTGGCGTGCCTGAAATCGCCTACACCGATCAGGAAGAAATCAAGGCGCAGAAGGACAGCCTGCGTGACCGCACGGCCTTCGAAACCCTGCCTCCAATCAAGGTCAAGAAGCGCCTCGGCACTCAGAACCAGATTGCCCCAGGCTCCCTGCTGCCTGTCACGACGCCTGACGACTATTCGTTCCTTTCTCCCCCTGGCGGGACGCCTAATCTCGCGTTCAACCTGATTGACCGCGTTGAGAAGCAGAACGCCGAGTACTTCGGCCTGTTCCATCCTGCAGTGTCTCCTGCAAAGACCCAGATGCACCAGCAGTTCCTCGTGAACAACTGGCTCACGGCCTGGAGCCGCATCATCAAGCAGATGGTCGCCCTGTCCTTGCAGTACTTCGACGGGTCTGAACTTGAGCGCATCTGCGGAGTCCCGGTCGTGCTTGACCCGCATGACGTCAGCCAGATGTACGACATTAACGTGTCCTACAACGTCCGCGAGCTCGACACCGACTACGTCATGGAGAAACTCAAGGCCGTGGCGTCGTTCGTCGTCCCGATGGACGCCGGCGGGGTCATTGATCGCAACAAGCTCACGGCGCGGTTCCTCGAAGCCATCAGCCCTGAGTCCGCTAAGGATCTCCTGCTCGACCAGCGCAGCGCCAGTCAGAAGATGTACAACGAAGTCCAGACCGATATCGCCAAGATGATGGCCGGCATGGAGCCTCAGTACGTCGAGAACGACCCTGCTGCCGGAACGAAGCTTCAGTTCGCCCAGGACGTCCTCAGCAAGAACCCCAAGGCTCAGCAGATGGCCCAGACTGACCAGCAGTTCCAGGCGCTCTTGCAGAACTACCTCCAGAACCTCCAGATGAGCGTCCAGCAGCAGCAGAACAAGACCATCGGACGGTTCGGAGTCACCCCTGTTTCTGACAAGCTCGCGCAGGGTCAGGCATCGGCCCAGCAGTACTGATGGCTGGAGAGAACGATCCCCGGCGAGCTCTGGCGTTCGAGAAGAACGAGGTTTTCGACGCCGTGCTGGTTTATCTCAGGCAGAGCATCGAGTCTGAGGTCGATAGGGCTATTTCTTACTCAACTGAGGGCGAAAAGCGCGTTCATGCGTGCGGAAGGGCCGAAAGTCTCAAGGATTTCTTGGATTTGTTGGTATCGGAGCAGAAAACAGCGCTGGACGAGCGTTTTGGGAGCAAATAACCCCAAAAAGTTGCCAAACCTTGCCGAACAAGGTCATCGATGGCTGATGCCTTTGACTTATTAGGGCTATTAGGTGTTTTAATGGGCTAACGTCCTCTGAGTGGACGTAAAACTCTCTGAAATGAGCGAAAATACCAATGCCGATCTTGGAACGGCTGAAAATAACTCCACGGAACAGTCAAACCCCGTCCCTGCGGGCCTAAATGAAGAAACCCTTGCGGAAATCCTGCGAGGAACGCTGTTTGCAGAGGAAGAACAGCCGGCACAGCCCGAGGCCGCAACGGAAGGCGAAGTCCAAACGGAGGTCAAGGATGAGTCCGGCGAAGAAGCCCCCGCGCAGGAGGCCCAAGCCGAAGAACAAGTCCCCCAGGCCGAGGATGGCCCGAACGACGTTCATTCACAGCACACGGAGGACACGGAGGGAGAAGCAGAACTCCCGAAGGGCGTGCAGAAGCGCATCGACAAGCTCACGGCCAAGCGAAAGCAGGCCGAGGAGGAAGTCAGCAAGCTCCGCGAGGAGGTTGAGGCGCTGAAGCAGCAGATCCAGACCACGACTCAGTCCGACACGACGGAAACCAGCGTCCAAGACGCATCAAACCCGTTCGAGTCGCTCCAGACTAAGGCCCAGGTGGACAAGGAACTGGAAAACGCCCGTTGGCTCAAGTACAAGTGCATGGAGAACCCTTACGGGTTTTCCCTCGGAGAAAAGGAGTACAGCCAGGACGACGTGACTCGCATGTTGGTCAATGCCACGAAAGCCATCGAGGAGCAGCTCCCCAAGCAGCTCGCTATGATCCAGGCGCGTGAGCACATCGAACCTATTGCGGTCAAGACGTACTCTTGGTGGAGCAAGCCGGAGTCGAAGGAATACCAGCTGGCGCAGCAGGTCATGAAGGCCTTCCCTGCGTTCAAGAAGTTCCCCGACCACAAGCTGTTCATTGGCGACTACATCCGAGGATTTATGGCACGGGAAGCGCAGGTTTCACAGCCGGCGGCAGCCCGAAAGCCCGCACCAGTACAGCCCGTACGTCCGACCGCCACCCCGGCCCGTTCCAAGCCTGTTGAAGTCCAGGCGAGGTCTGCCGAGGATCGTTTCCGCAAGACGACGAGTGCTGAGGATCTCGCTAAGGTTCTCCTATCTAAAAACTTCATCTAAACCGCCTAACTACCTACAAATATGGCCTCACTCCTCGAACGAAACATCGTCAACGCTGGTAAGCGTGAAGATCTCGCCAACCTCATCGCCCTTGTGGACGCGAAGGACACCCCCTTCACCTCCATGGCGAAGAAGGGCGCCGAACCGGGCAACACCCTGTTCCGCTGGCAGGCTGACCGCCTCCCGTCCACCGCCGCCCCGACCCCCGTGGTCGATGGCTCTGACGTCTCCTCCTACGACAACTACGTCAACGACGGCGGCACCCAGTACCGCGTCGAACTGTCGAACCGCATCCAGATCTTCCGCCGCGCCATCCGCGTGTCGAAGCTCACGAACAGCTCCGTGACCAACGTTGCCGGAGTCCGCGACGAGCTCTCGAACAACGTCTCGAAGGCCATCACGCTCATCAAGCGTGACATGGAAGTCGCGATGTGCGCCAACCAGGCCGCCCAGGTGGACAACGGCACCGTCGGCTACCGCACCCGTGGTCTGGACAAGTGGCTCGTCCTTGCCGCCTCCATCGACACGGTTGACCTGCCCGCCGCCGCCTCTGCGTTCTGCCCCTCGGCTTCGCAGATCTCGACCGTCGGAACCGCCGCCCTGACCGAAACCGTCGTGCAGGATATCCTGTCCGGCATCTACTCCCAGACCGGCCAGTACCGCAACTACGACGCCATCGTCGGCCCGACCCTGAAGCGCGCGTTCACGAACCTCGTGTTCACGACGCCCTCCAGCGGCAACGATGAAACCCGCACCGCCGTCCGCACCCTGAACCGCGACGCCACCAGCCCGACCTACATCTCGGCTGTGGACGTGTTCCAGGGCGACTTCGGCCAGATCCGCCTGCACCCCAGCCTGTTCCTGAAGAACAACTTCGCTGGCTACATCATCCCGTTCGACATGGTCGAAGTGCGCTACGGCGGCAACGTCGCTGAAGTCACCGAGCTGCCGAACGCTGGTGGTGGCGAGGCCCGTCTCGTCGAAGCCGTCGCCGGCCTCTGCGTGTACAACCCGCTGGCCTTCGGTAAGTTCGACTTCACGGCCTGAAGAACGCGGTGGCTGACTTCATTCAGTCGCTCTCTGAGGTCATTCCCTCCCATCTTCGCAAGGAGATGGAGAGGGAGCTCCTCAACGGGTGGAGGATGCAGGAAGCCGCCTCTTATACTCAGGCGAAGCAGATTGCGGCGTTCAATCACTCGAACGCTGCGAGGAGCCTGGAGGGGGTCGGGGAGCTAAAGGCTCAGATCCCCCTCTCTGCTTATCATTACTGGGGCCAGCGCCTCGGTTATGCGTGCTGGGATGATGAGTCGTTCGTGAATGACTACATCAAGCACAACCCGGAGATCGCCGTGAAGAACCGCGTGAAGCGCACGGTGGTCAACGGGGCCATTTTCACCGCCGACGGATACGTCGTATGAGGACTGTCAACTTCAGCACCGTTCTGTTCGAGGGGCTTCAGCTCGCCGGCCAGGACAGGCACAACATCACAGACGAGACGTTCGCCCAGTTCAGGGACTTCGCCAATCAGCGCCTGCGGATGGCATGGGAGTCTCAGGACTGGCCTGATATCATCCGCGTGAGCCAGTTCACCGTCACGGACGTCAACGGGCTTGTGACGGCAGCCATCCCTGCCGACGCCGGGGAGATTTTGAACTGCTATTCGGACGATCCTCTGAGCACGACCAGGGCTGTTCCGATTTCATACCGCATCTACAACGACGGAAGCACCGTCAAGCTGGTTTTCGGGACTGACCCGTCTGTCGTCTGGGGGGAATACCGCATTAAGAAGCCTGAGCTGTTCGGAGACATTTGGAGCTCGAGCGTGGCTTATTCAGTCGGCGCTCAGGCGTACTTCGACAGCGGTTCGAACACCGGCACTTCGATGCCCGTTGCCGGAAAGCCTCATTACGGAGACTTCTGGGAGTGCCTTGCGGCTACTACGGCTGGTCAGTCCCCTGCGACTCATCCTTCGTATTGGCAGAAGAAGGAGGTTCCGTACATCTTCGGGACGTTCCTTTCCAGGGGAATGTATGCGGACTGGCTGCGCTCTGAGCTCCAGGTTGACGCGGCTCAGGTCGCTGAGGCCGAGGCTCAGGCCATGCTCGAGGCTGAGGTGGACAAGATTTTCCGCCAACAGAAGCAGTCGAACCGCATCAACATGATCCGCACTTACTGATTTATGTCGTATCCCATCAACAACTTCTTCACCCGGAGCTTCACGCATAGCGACGTGACGGTGGGGACTTCCGCCGCTTCGGCCCTTGCTGCGCTTGCCCAGCCTGGTCGCCGCATCCACCTTCTCATCCAGAACCAGCACGCGTCCGCCGTGGTCGAGGTCATTCTTAATGGCACCGGCTCCGAAGGCTTCAACTTGGCCGCTGGCGCTACCTTCAGCATCGAGGGCTACAACGGGGAAGTCCGTCTGAAGTCTGACACGGCTGCCACGCCCGTCCACATCGCCTACGCAGTCGCCTGATGGCGATCAGGATCCAGTTCGCTGGAGACAAGAGCATCGGTGTCGGTTCAAGGCCGCCCGGTGCTTTCAGCATTTTCAAGCCTCCTGGTGCTGCGTTCCCCCCTGCCGGGACATACTACGACACGCAGTACGGGGTCGAGTATCCTATCGCAGAGGGTGGGTTGTATTTCACCAGTCCTATAGGGGCAAATCCTCTAATTCCTAATCAGACTTGTGATGTTGACAGGGAACACGATGGGTCTGGAGGCATCGTGTATGATTGGACTACGGCTACAAATGTGGCGTACAAGGTTATGGGGACTTACTGGGGAACAGATACCACAGCACAAACCCCTTCAACCCCTGTTGAAGTTCCTTCTGGAAGCGGGTTCTATTATGACTCTGGATACGACAATCCTACCTATGAACACGATGGTCTTGGTGGATGGCAGAATGGTCTGCCAGTCTTTGCGGGTTATTACGCTAATGGAATATTCATTGTCCAAGAGTTGAGTTATCAGACTGAAGTTCCTTCTGGCTCTGGTCAATACTACGACAATGGACTTGTTAGTAACTATGTTTGGAATGGAAGCGGTGGATATACGACAGCAACTGGTGGGGCTTATTACAATCCGGGTATTATCATAACACTAATCAACGACTCAACGGAAGTTCCTTCTGGCTCTGGTCAATACTACACTAATGGAATGGTGCATCAGTATACTTGGGATGGTGGTGGAGGATACGTATACGCTTTTAATGGAAGTTATTACTCCTCTGGCACATTCATCTATAATGACGGAACTTACGACTACTACTGGGACGGCTCTGGCGGCTACTACACCTAATCTTTAATCTATGCTCATCACTATCATCATCTCGCTCACCCTTGGCTTCGCTGGCGGCTTCTACGCCGGGATCAAGAACGCCAACTCGTCCAAGGTCGCCAAGGCCAAGGACATTGTTGACCTTATCAACAAGTAATGCCCGTCCGTGAGTACGCAGTCGATGGCGACTTGGGGTTCATCGGACTGAACTCCAGGGACAATCCTGTCGTACTCAGCAAGGGCTTCGTCACGAAGTCCCAGAACATGCGGATGGATCGCGGGGTTGCGACCGTCCGAAAGGGCGCCGAGAAGCTCACGTCCGGCGCGCTGGTCAGCGAGACGATTTACGCAGCCTGTACCTACACGACGTCCACAGGGACTGAGTTGCTGGTTCTTGCCTGCGGTGACGGCCTGTACACATACAACCCTGACACCGAGGCCATCTCAACAAAGAAAACCTACCCTGCCGGGGAGACTATCACTTCCTCTGACGATGTTGACATGTATCAGGCGCAGGGAGTCGGCTATGTGTACATCTGCCGTGGGTTCAGCAAGAGCACGCTCAGGTGGGACGGAAGCTCGGCTACTGTCGCTGGCCCTGGGGTTAGCGCACATCACAACTACCCTAACAGCCGTCACGCAATCTACTACGGGAACCGGCACATCGTCCAGACCGACAGCAATACCTTCCAGGTCAGCCATTACCTCGAGGACAACAACTGGTCGTCCTTGGACATGTTCAGCATCAACGACGGCGGAAACGACCGTCTCGTCTGTCTGACGCCCTGGACTCTTAACGAGTTCGTGATCTTCATGCGGAACAGCGTGTTCTACGCTTCCGTAGGGGTTGGCGCCGCGTCCGTAGGTGACCCTGCTCAGGATACTGACTCCTACATCAAGTCCCTGGCTACCGACATAGGCTGCATCGCCCGCAGGTCTGTCGTTCAGGCCGGCGGGGGGATCATCTTCCTGTCTGACAACGGGGTGTACGTCCTGAACCCCTCCGGGGCGTCCTCTGGGCAGGGAAATACCCCGGAGGGCATGCGCCTGCTTACCATCGGTGAGCCGCTGTCTGCGCCCATTTCTGACGTAATCGCGCGCATCAACTACAACTACGTCGATAAGGCCGTGGCGGTGTACTGGGAGAACAGGTACTACCTTGCCGTCCCCTTGGACAGCGCTACCACGAACAACACGGTCTTGGTGTATAACTTTGTGAACAAGGCTTGGGAGTCTGTTGATACATACCCTAACGGCTTCGATATCAACAACTTCTGCATCGCCAAGGTCGGAAATCGCAGGCGCATATTCGGCATCGACCCGCAACAGGGCATCTACCTTCTGGAGAACCTCGAATGGGACGAATACGGCGCGTCAACCGGCCAGCCCACCCTGCCCTTCTATCTTCCTTCTTCCAGCGTCCTTGGGACGAGCTCTTACACCCAGCACGCCATATCAGGTGAGCTTATCAGCAGGGCTTACGCTTTCGACACGAACCGCGAGAAACGCTATTCCAGCGTCCAGGCTGACGCCTCCTTCCCAGCTGGATCGTCAGTCACGGTGTCCTTCATAACGGTCAATCCTGACTACACGACCGTCCTAAAGACGTATAACTCCCCTTCTGATGAGGACTTTCTGTTGCGTTTCCCCGTAAGGAAAACAGGATTTTACGGACAGCTGAAGTTCCAGACGAACAACCTCAGACCGTCCATCCGTTCCATCACGACCGAGGCCATAATCCCCGGCATCAACACTCAAACCACCAAATAAATGGCTCAAATCCAGAAAGGCCACACCTACGCCAACGGCGATCAGGTCACGGCGTCCAACCTGAACAATCTGGCTGACTCAGCCGTTCTTCTGCCTGGGGCCATCACCGACCAGACCGCGCTCACGGCGAACACGGTTGCCACCGGGGATACCGTCCTGCTGCATGATGCTTCCGCGTCTGCTCTCAAGAAGGCCAGCGCGTCAGACCTGCTGAACAGCGGGCTTGCCATCACGACCTCGGCTCTGGCGAGCCCTACGGCTGCTGACCTCGTCATTACTCCTTCCGCCGGTCAGAAGGTCGATGTTGCCGGGACTCTTGAGGCTGACGACGTCAATGTCACGGACGACCTCACGGTCACGGGAGACACGACACTTTCCGGCCCTGTTATCACCAGCAGCACGATCACGGCGAACGGAGCCAGCACCTTCGTCGGGAACGTGATCGTTGACAACGGGCTGACCAGCAACGGGACTGCCAACTTCACGGGCGTCCTTCAGGTCAACGGAAGCACGGCGTATGTGCTGTATGAGGTCAGCGAGGAGTCCATCAACAAGTTCACGGCTACGAACAACAGCCAGCTTTATTCGGCGTTCACCTCGGCTTCCTACACCAAGCCTTCCGGGGAAATCTGGGTGGTTGAGTTCAATATCGACATGCTCGGCAACTCAGGGCGCATCCATTACCGCATGACCAACAGCGCGGATACTACGGTGTATCAGATGAAGAACGGATACATCAACTCGTCCGCCGATCCTCGGTCATACTTCGACCGCTTCTACTTGAACACTTCAAACACCCATTCCGGCACGTTCGTCCTGCGTGTTTTTAACATCCAGGCTGGGGTTATCATCAATCCCGAAGCCGCCGACTGGAACGGTCAGTCCTTCCAGAACTACGGCACCGTCGGGAAGTTCCGCATCTACAAGTACAAGACTGCCTGATGCTTCTCTCTGAACTCAAGGCGTTCATCAAGACGAACCGCAAGAAGGGTCGTCGGGAAGCGTTCGGCCTTGCTGTCCAGAGCGACGACACCTACCTCGCCTGGGCGTTCGCCTTCGACTATCTTTTCGTGGTCAAGGAGGACTTCAAGGTGACTGGATGCGGGGTGGCTTATCCGCTTAACAAGCCGTATTCAGGCGACGTCAAGGCGCTCTTTGCGTTCGGCAAACCAGTCCCGCGCGACTCAGAGGGTTCATGCGACATTTGCATAATGGACTGGATAGCTGTCACGGGGAACGCCCGCCGTGAACTCGTACGGCTTTTCAAGGTTCGCTACAAGAACTGGGACAAGCAGCGCAAGTGGGGTCTGCACGACGACGTCCCGCGTGAGTTTTCCAACAAGTACCTCAACCATCTCGAAACACTCTAATGGGCTCAAAAGCAAAGGTTCCAGCACCTAACCCTGAAGCCGACTACCAGCAGTATCTGGCTGAGGCCAGGAACGCCCTGCGCGCCCAGTATCAGGTTCTTCCTGAGATGGCTGAGATGCAGACTCGGCTCGCTCCGCAGCTCGCTCAGGCTCAGACCGCCGCCGCCGAGGCAGGTGCTCGCGGTTTCCTCGGTCTTGCCGGGGCGCTCTACCAACCAGGGATGGATATGCAGCAGCGGGTCGCCCAGGGTCAACTCGGCCTTATGGCTGGGCTTGCTCCCCAGGCCACCCAAGCGGTCATGGCTGGGATGGATGAGACGACCAGAGGCCTGTATCAGACCTTCGGGCAGCAGGCTCTTGCTGATCTCCAGCAGGGGACTGCCCTTAGCGCTCAGGAGACTACGCTCGCCCAGCAGGCTGCGCGGGCTGCGGCTGAACGACGCGGGGTGAACTTCAGCCGTCAGGGGGCAGACCTTGAGATTTTGAACACCTACCAGCTCGGCCAGCAGAGGCAGGCTCAGCGCCGTGCGGTCGCTCAGCAGGCGTTCGCCTTGGGTCAGGGCGTTCAGACCCTTGGGCTTACGGGCTTCCTCAGCCCGTCTCTGGCGATGGCTCAGCCTTACAGTCCGACGGGTCTTGCTGGCTACGGCATGCAGTCAGTACCGAACCTCGCTGAGTCGTTCCTTACGCCTGAGTCGCAGTACATGGCTAACATCCGAGCCAACCGCATCCAGATGGAAACCTCTATCCAGGCCGCCAACGCCCAGCGTTCCGGGGCTATCTTCGGAGGTATTGCTTCTGGTATTGGAGCCGCAGCCGGTGGCTATCTTAGCAGACCTTGATTTATGGCATCACCCTTCCAGAAATACACCAGCGAGCAGGTTCAGCAACTTGCCCCTGGGTTCGTCGAGGCATACGGTCGTGCCGGGGCTTCTATCGGAGCCGGCATCCAGAACCTCGTCGGAGGAGTCGTCAAGGGCATCGAGGCGGGTCAGGACAGGCGCACCAAGGAAGCCGCTGTCAAGGGTCAGCTTTCGCCGCAGATTGCCCGCGAGGTTCAGAGCGTTGAGCGCTTCCTTCAGGGCGGTGAGTTCGTCAAGGACGACAAGGGGAACATCACGATTGCCGCAGGAAAAGAGGGCATGTTCGACCCGGTCAAGGCTCAGCGTGCCATCGACGTGTACAACCAGACGGCTGGCGGAACCAAGGACGTCAAGGGGGATGACCTCGTTCGTCTTGCGTCCACCTATCAGGGATACGACCAGATCATTCAGGCTGACGCAGCCAACGCCAAGGCTGCTGTTGAAGCCAGAAAGGCTGCGATTGACCTGAATAACTCAGAAATCGAAGGAAAGGTAAAGACCTTCACGCTGGTCAAGGGTGCTGCTGATGCGTTGCTCGTTCAGGCTGCTCAGGCTCAGACTGAGGCCGACAGCCTTGCGCTCGACCCGAATATTCCACAGGACGTCATAGCCAGCCGCTATGCCATCGCAAAGGCCTTCAAGGATCAGGCCATTCAGATTACCAAAGATGGCTTGTCTAAAGCCGGCGTTGACCTTTCATTGTATGAACCGAAACCGCCCGAACCTACCCCTGTCACGCCGGCGTCCATCGCGCTCGGGTTCGGCGTCCCGACGGTCGGAACTGTCGCAGTCCCGACGACGGGTGAAGTCCCGACGGTGCCGTCAGTCTCAGCAGCCCCTTTTGCGCCTGCTACTGCCCCTGCTGCCAAGCCTGTTAAGCCTGCTGAGGCGCCTGCTGCCGGGGTCGCTCCTGCGCCTGGGGTGACGCCTGCCCCTGCGCCTGCTCCTACCCCTGCCCCTGCGCCTGCCCCTGCTGCCGTCCAGCCTACTCCTACCCGAAACGTACAGAACCTTCTGACGGGCAAGATGGTAGCGCCTACTGCCCCTGCCACTACACCTGCCGTACGGCCTGCCGCCGCAGCCAAGCCTGCCCCTGCTGTTGGTATTAGGGCTACCGAGGCGAACGAAATCATCGAACGCCAGAAGGTCGTAAGGCAGAACTACCTCAGAGATCAGGCAGTCCTTTCTGCCAGGTTGAGCAGCCGCGTCATTTCACCCGAAGCCAGGGAAAGCACGAGAAAGCAGATTGAGTCCATCAACAACAAGGTGGTCGAAATCGACAAACTCATTACCAGCCAGACGGCTATCGTCGCTGAGCAAGAGAAGGCTGCTGCTGCTGGTGAGACGGCTAAGGCCGCATCTACGACGGAACAGCGCAATCTTGTGAAGGACTTTGAGACAGGCCTCCCAATCCTCGGTGGAGGGTGGATGTACGAAGGACGCGCTCGAGCGATGGAGGACAACGCAACCGGCGTTCTCATGAAGCTTGAGGAAGCGGCTCTCACCCCCAACTACGGTCGTTTCCAGGGAAGCCTTGATGAAGTCAAGGAAACCGTATCTTCGCTTAACACCTTCATGGGTACTGCCCTTGACCTTGACGCTGCGATCAAGAAGCGTGTTCAGACCGGCGACCGCTGGCTTGACCGAGTCTCTCTTACCACCAACGACTTCACGACGCACGCCGCCGGAAACATCGCTGAGAAGATCCTTCTGGCGTCCATGCGTAAGGCCATTGTCTCAGGCGGAAACTTCTCCGACCAGGACAGAAAGTTCGTCTTGGAGGCCATCGCGTCAATCAACACGCTTGACCCTACAAAGAGGGCTGAGTACTTCCTGAAACTGAACGAAGTAATGGCACAGATGGTCTATCGCATGTACTCTGACAAGCTTGAGGTCGCAGGCTTCGTCAACCGTCCTGACCTCGTAGGCAAGGGAGATGCCTCTCCGTCATCCAAGCAGCGCTCGAATTTCGAGCAACGCTTCATGGTCGGAAAGGCCAGAGAGGAACTTGATGCCCTAATCAGGGCAAAGCCAGGAAAGGACTCAGACAGGGCATCCCTGTCCGGCGCCATCGAGGCTTTCAATCAGGCCGCAATCGAAGCGCGAGCCAAGGCCAACTCAGCCCGCTGAAGATGGAACCTGACGCGCCGGAAGCCCCGAAGCCGTATTCCGTACCATTCTACACCTACGACCAGAACGGTCAGGTGAACGGTGGGTACTCCATGCAGGATCCCAAGTTCCAGGCCGGGACTGCTGAGTCCGCCCTGTTCTTGGACTCACCTGCCGCCCAGTCCCTGCCTAATGTCAGGGATTTCACCAAGCGAGCTGAGTTCCTGTTCAAAGTTAAACTTGGTCAAGAAACCAATGTCATTGGCATGGCACGCGCTCCCTTCGCGTCGTTGGAGCCTATCGCCGCGTTCAAGGACGTAGATGATGCGCGTCGTTCCATGACTCTGGCTGAGATTGCTACTGAGCACGACTCGGAATACGTCTTTACCACGATCAGCGAGAAGCTCAGGGACATTTCCAGAAGCAACGAAGGGAACGCTGATTTCCGCCTTCATAACCTTTCGGACGAAGATGTGATAGCTATCTCCGCCGGCATGGGGGTCGAAAGTCATGTCATTGACCAGATGCGTGCGAGCAAGCAGAACCCATACAAGGAGTTCGGCATCGACCTAATGACTAAGGTTAGGGCTAAACTGAGCAGGGCTGACTCTGAATACGAACTCGGTGAAACCGTGGCTAACGACCTCATGGGGGAACTGTTCCTTGAGGACAACCCTGAATGGAAGGCCAGGAAGTTCCTGGCGTATCAGTACTACACGGCATCTACGGCTCCCAATAACGTCAATCAGTTCACGCATGCCATAGGCACGCTTTTCAGCGCCTTCGCTGAGACTGCTATCAATGTTGGTACGGGCACTAAGGAGGCCTTGGCCGGCACGGATGAGCAGATGCTTTCTGACAAGTACCGTCAGAACCCTGACCTCAAGAACAAGGCTCTTGCCATCCTGCGCCGTGCCGAGGACGTAGCCTTGACGCAGTACAATCAAATGAAGTCTTTGAGCCGCGAGGACATGTACACGGCGGCTTTGGCGTTCGCCCAGGTTCCTGATAATCAGCAGCTCCTGCTGGACATTGAGACGCTGAAGCAGGACGGCGCTTTCACGGACGCGAGCCGGTGGAGCCGTCTTTACAGCGTGTTCGACGGGGCGATCCGTGGGACTCAGGAGTTCTATCGAATGGGAGTGGGATCTACCGACCCGAACTCAATCACATATAACATCGAGAGTGCATATGATGATCCTGATATTCAAGGGCCAATGTCAGCCCCCTACGCAGTCATTAGGGGCATAAAGAACGCTTTCGCAGGGACTGAGCGTTATCGCAGGATGAGCACGCAGGAGCTACTCAGGTCTGCTAAGGTGCTTGAGGATAACTACAATCAGGCTCACGAGAACTCAGACATGGGTGGCATCGCCAGGATGTACAAGGCCGCTGGAATGACTGAAGCGTCCGTCGCGGCTGACAGGCTGACCAGTCTTGGAGTATCAGAGCAGGCTTCATACGCCATCGACATTCCTACTCTGGCCGGAGGGGTCGCTGGAATGTTCAGTAAGGGCGCGAAGGCAGCGAAGATAGCAGGCTTCGTTGACGACGCCATGAAGTCGAAAGCCGTGACGCTCATTGGGGACGTAGTCGCAGCAAGGGGAGCAGTAGCCGCCGCTGACGATGCCATGTCTATTGCGGTCAAGAACCTAAAGGATGGCTTTGCCGCGAGGGGGATACAGGTCACGGAGAACGAGGCGATTGCCTTGGCTCTGTCTCAGAACCTCGCGTCTCCTGAAGCCCGTGCAGCGCTTGCGGCCATGAGCCCTGACGTAAACACGGTGAAGTCTGCCGTCGGTGGAGTTCTGGCTAAGAACAAGGACGTCAGGAACGCCACCAAGCAGTTGCTGGCTGATGCCAAGGAAGCCGCAGCCAAGGCTCCCAAGCCTACCGTCGCCAAGGGCGCTCCCGTGGCCGGTGCTGTCGCCAAGGGTGCCGGAAAGACGGCTGAGTTCACGGGGTCTGTGCTTGAGACGCTCGGTGATTTGATACTTGGGACTTCGCCTGAAAGGGCAGGAATGGTCACTCGCAGGGGTGCTCAGATGATCCGAAGGGGGGCAACAGGAGCCTCAGTAGTCGGCGGTTCTATGGTCGCTTACGACGTCTTTACTGGTGAGATTTCTGACATTCCTGGCGCTGCTGCTGAGTTCCTTAAAGGAAGCGTTCAGGCTGCTGCATTTGCCGCCGGTGCTAAGTTTGCCGGGACTGTCCTCAAGACCAACGGAAAGCTCCTGTCGAACGTCGCCATTGAAATCGCACAGGGCAACCGCAAGGGCGCGTCAATCTTCCTTGAGTCCGCAGACAGGCTTGAGGCGAGCGTCGAAGCCTTGCGTAAAGCAGGGGCGAGTCAGGAGAAGATAAACAAGACTTTGGCTGACGCGAAACTTCTCAGGAACGCCCATAAGGCTGGGTGGGAGAAGCCTCTCACGGAGATGGCCGTAATCTCCTATCAGGGAGCCAAGGCCGCCACGACCGGGGCTGTCCTCGCATACCTGAACAACACCCAGGCAGCGTCCGCAGGGGCAGGCTTCGGGTTCGGTGGCGCCATGATTGCAGGAGCTGCCGCCCGCCTCGGCCAGATGCTCCCGTCCGGAGTTGAGGCAAACCGAGAGATGGCCGTGCTTGCGAACGGTCTGTACGTCCTGAACAGGCGCAGCCCGAAGGAACGCGCGCTGTTCTATGAGATGATGGAACGGAACGGAATAATCAATCCCGACGGCACGATGGGCAACCGAGACGCAGCCATCCGCATGCTTGAGGGGCTCACTCTGCTCGAAGGCGGACTAATGGGGTCTTTCGAGATCATCCGCGAGGGCGAGCTCATGGGCAGGACTATCGGCATGCAGCATGCCGGCATCAACGTAGATGCCATCAAGACTCTGGCTGGTCAGATGTACCCGGACGATGCGGTCATGGCTGCGAACTACGCTGAGGCTCTCGTCCAGCGTGCGAACTTCCAGAACAACCAGTACGCCAAGGTCGCCGCCCTGAACGTCCAGATAGGCAAGAACTCCAAGCACCTTGAGAAACTGAAGGTGGAACTTGACGCACAGACCAAGGCTCTCGCCCTGGCTGAGCAGAACAACAACGCGAAGCGTCAGTCTGAGCTTCGCTCGCAGATTTCGCAGACCGAGGCGAACATCAAGGTTCTGGAGACTGAGAACCAGAAGTTCACGGATGACGTCAATCTTGAGAAAACCCGTCTTGTTGACCGTGAAGCGGTGATCCGTGAGGCCGATGCCCGTAAGCTCGAAGGCAAGGAAAGGGAAACCTTCATCGAGACTGAGGTTCTCAATCGCGCAGAGCAAATCGACCCTATCCGTCCTGGCGAGGTCAGGAACGGTCAGGTAGGAACCAGCATCAGGCAGGTCGCTGACGGCGTGTACATCAACGACGGAGAGGGCGGCAAGGTGTACATCAATGCCAATAAGGCCAACTCGCTGACCTTGGTTCACGAAGCCTTCGAGGGCATCCTCAAGGACGACGCCATGAAGGCGGTAATGCCTGAGCTGGTGGACTTCCTCTACGGTCAGCCCGGTTCTGGAAAGAGGGTCATTTCTGACGCCAACCGCCAGAGGTTCTTCGACCTGTATGCGTCAGACCTGGCGCCTGAACTTCGGACTAAGTACCTCGAACAGCTCAAGAACGCCGAGAAGCTCTATAACGACACGGGAGACTTCTCTGCCCTGCTGCCTTACGTTCAGGAGGCTTCGGCCTGGTGGCTGTCCGTCGTGCATGACTCCAGACCCGTAGGCTATGCCCCGGGCATGACCACCCCCAGGGGGCAGGAAGCGCCTCGTCCGCGCATCTTCGACGGCATCTTCGGCAAGGACGGACGCTCCAAGACGAGGGCCATGTACGACCTTCTGATGGGCGAGCGTTCCACGGCTGAAATCGCCGTTGACAGGCTTGCCGCCGGCGCCGACGCAGAATGGGCCGCCTTCATCGACCCTGACTTCGGATGGTTCGGTCAGCGCACCCGGTCGTTCATTCGGTCGCATCTTGAGTCAAACGGGTTCTCGATGCTCGAAGGATCAGACGGCACGGTAAGAGGGTTCTTCCGTGAGGACGGCGTAGTCCAGCGCGGCTATCTCCTCGACGACATGTACGAGGCCATCGCTCGGAACCTCGGAGGAACCAGCGGCGTCCGCAGGGCGAACTTCGACCCTCTTTCAGACCCCCGCGTTTCGGAAGCCGTGAAGGTCGAATGGGCTCAGCAGAACGGCCTTGACCACCTGCTGACAGACCCTGCCGCCGGCCCTGTCAGGGTTATGACCCCGGATGAGATGGCAGGGGTTTCGAGGCAGATCAACGAAGGCATCCGCGACGCCATCAGCACGGTTGAACCCGGCAAGTCAGGCCTTCAGATCATCGACAACGGGAACGGCCAGACGGTAATCACGGGCAAGCCAACCCAGGCTGACATTGATGCCGTGAACGGAAACCAGTCCATCCCCCCTGGCGTACGGCAGAACATCGTGACCGCCATGGAGGGGGCGGCCAACGGCACGGCTAACAGCGTCCTGCGTGGGCGCTATGTGAACGTCAGGACTAAGCAGAAGGGCGTCGGGACTGAGGAGCGCCTGCGCGTCCCGCGTGACACGGGCGGAGCCGTCAGCGAGGAGAAGGAGTTCATTCCTCTGAGCATCGTGCTCGGCATGTCCAGGGACGTACCGGGCGGAGGTCGCCTTGCTGCCCCGATCCCGACGGCGCGCATCGTCGGTCTGGACATTAAGGCGGTCAAGGGGAACCTGCTGACCATGCGTAGCCGTGGCCTGTTCGATCAGGAGGGCAACATCGTCGTAGGCTCAGACGGCAAGGCTTTCACGCCTGAGCGTTTCAGGGAGTTGTTCCCGACCGACGCGCAGTACTGGAACGCCGTGAACGTGTACACGACTCACCTGATGGCGGCTGGCAAGATTGACCCTACGAACAACCGCCCCGTGATGCCGGCGAACATGGAGCCTACCGCCGCCGTGCTCGCTCGGATGGCTGGCAACCCGTCCGACCTCAAGCTTGGGGAGGCCATGCGCGACGCCATCCGTTTCGGTCTTGGCATCGACTCCCGCAAGGACTTGGTGCTCATCCATCCCAGCCCATACAAGAAGGTGCTGCGCGACATCAACCAGACCATCACGGACTTCCGCATCGACGGCCTCGGCAAGCTCATGCCTACCGGCGAGCAGTTCGCCGTGGACTCGAACGTGATCGCTTGGTCACAGGCGAACATGTCTCCGTCCACCTGGACTAAGCTGAGCAAAGAAGGACTGGCCGGGCTTGCCCCTGCCGGGGAGGGTTGGTCTGTGTCGTCGGCGGTGTATCACCCGAACACCCAGCACATCATCGTTCAGGACAGCCGAAAGACGGAAGGCGGGAAGCCTGAAGTCCGTTTCCGCATCTATGACAAGTCCGGCTCCCTGATTGAGAACCAGGCTCGGAACATGCAGGAAGCCCGCGAGGCCGTAAGGAACAAGATGGCTACGGACGAGGCGAACTCAGCCATCGCAGACGCCTTGGCAGAGGCCATAAAGGAGGAAGATAGAATAAAAATGCCAGTACTTAAAGAGGCAGCAAATAAAGCAGGATACACGGTTGGGCCTGTTTTTCATGGAACTCCAACAGGTGGGTTTTATGTGTTTGATGCAGGAAGAACTGGTACTGGAGGAGGTGTATCAAGAGGAGGCTTCTCATTCACTACGAATAAAGAAGCGGCGACCAGTTATTCGATGAGTGTAGGAGCTTCGCCTGCGTCAGAGATGGTTGTTTCTGCTAACAAGATTTTCAGAACTTCTGATCCTAAAAAATTCATCTTCGATACTCCGGCTAATGAAATAGAACTAAAATTGGAAAATCTTGATTATTCAGGCAAGGGAGATGTTGCCGATGCGCAAGCTGAAGTAATACGAGATTATGCTGACCTATATGAAGCTGCTGGAATGAAAGAACAGGCAGATCAACTCAGAACAGTAGCATCAATGGCAGCATCTAAACCTACTCCAGAGGTCAAGAGTGTGTTTCTGAGGATTGGTGACAATCCTTTGATTGTAAAAACTACGAGGAAGAACATGGCTAATGACCTATGGGGAGTTCGTGCAGAGAAAGGAAGGAATGTCATTGTTGAACTTGAGGACGGAGAAAGGATTTTCTACATTAACGACCCATCAGACATTAAGAGTGCTGAGCCGTTTGTATTTGACGACAATGGCGTTGAAGTACCTCTTGAAAGAAGGTTTGGCCCTGGAGCAGATATTAGAGGTGATTTGTCTGGCCTAAAAGAAAGAACAAAAAAAGGTAAAGCCTTCATGGAGGTGCAGGCTTATTACGCCGCCCGTTCCAAGCGCATCGCTGAAATAGCCCGTCGCATCGCCAAGGAGAAGGAGATAAAGTTCATCAGGGAGAACAACGCCGACGTCGAAGCCCAGCGCAAGTGGGAGGAGGAGGCCGCGCGCCGTGCCGAGGGTGAGCGCAAGGCTGAAGTCCGCAGGCTTGAGACTGAACGCAAGCAGGCCGAGAAGGACGCCTATGACGCGGCTAAGCGCCAGCGAGACATTGACAACAAGGCCGGCAAGGCTTTCCGTCTGCCGTCAGAGCAGCTCAGCCTCGCTGAACGCTATTACCTCGGAGACGACGTCAAGCTCCGCAAGGCGCTGGAAGCCATCGACAAGACCGGGCCTGGGCTCGTTAATCTTCAGAATATGCTCCAGACTCCGATGGAAGAACTCGGCGTCGGGATTGAGAAACAGACGAGCATCCAGGGGGTCGGCCTTGCTACCCTGCCCGTGTACAAGAAGGCTCTGATGTTCACCAAGCGTCCTCTGTCCAAGGTCAATCAGGACATAGCCGCAGCGAGGGCTGGTCAGATGGGAACCGTTTCGGAGGCCATGAGCATGCGTCCTCAGAGTGCCGAAGCGCTCCAGGCGTACGACTACATCATGTCAAACGCAGCAGGCGGGGTCATTGTCAGCGAACTCAGGAAGATGCAGGGCAAGCCTCCGATACGAGTATTCTCGGTGTATTCTTCCGGCATGAAGGTCAAGATCATGGAGACTGAGGACTTCCGTGAAGCCCTTCAGGAGACGCTAATCAGCGCGTACCGTAATGACGCCAAGGCGATTGCTGAGGCTACTAAACTCCCTGCCATCACGGTTGAGGGGATGGCTGAGACTGTCAGGATGAAGTCTATGCGCGGCGAGCCGCTTGCTCCGCAGGTAATCCAGAGGTACACCCGATGAGGATTGCCCTTATTTCAGCATTGGCAGTCCTTACGGGCTGTTCCACGGTCAAGGACTGGTTCAAGGCCGAGGAGGAGCCGAAGAAGGTGGTTGTCACCCAGTCGGCAGACCCTGGCGCCATGTCCAAGCTGGGGGACAAGATTGACAAGTCCGATAGCCGGGTGGCCGCTGCTTTGACCGCTGCCATCGAGAACAAGGACAAGCCGGACGTCGTCCAGGCTGAAGGCAGCCTCGCCCTCGCTTACCTCCCGAAGCCAACGGACGGAGATCTGGCCTTCGCCCGTGCAAGGGCCGCCAAGGCCGACCCCAAGGACTACCTTGAGCAGTCGAAGTTCGCCAAGGAGTTCCTCGCCAGTCTGGACAAGGAATGGAAGGATGCTCAGGACAAGGCCAAGAAGAACGCCGACGACCTGACTGCCGCCATGACTAAGATTAACGACCTGAACGTCGAGCTGGCTAAGGTTCGCAAGGATGCGGAGATTAATCTACGCAAGGCCGAGGCCGAGGCGTCCAAGAACGTATGGACTCTGGCAGGGGTGGCTCTGGTCGCCCTGGGCGCCATCCTGACCGCGTTCATGGGGGTAAGGGTCGGCGGCGTCCTGCTGGTCTGCGGGGCGTTCTGCGGGTCTATGCCGTTCATCTACGGAAGCCAGTACTTCAACTGGGTAGCCGGGGGAACCCTCGGGGTGGCTGCGGCTCTCGGGCTTTGGCGCCTGTACGACTACATAAAGGACAAGAACGATGAGCGCGGCGAGCAACCCTGACGACTACGCCCAGCTCGCCAAGGACGGGGTGATTTCAGCCGCCCTTGGGGGTGGGGCTGCCATCAGCCGCATCCTGCTGAACCCTGAGCCTGTCAGCATGGGGTGGGTGATCCGAAGGACTGTAAGCAGCGCCGGCATAGCCGTTCTCGCAGGATACGCCCTTCAAGAGCACGTCGCGTCGCTTTCTCTTAGGTTCGCCTGCATAGGTCTGGCCGGGGCAACGGCTCCTGAAATCATGGAGGGGGCTATCCGCTGGGTTCAGGCGAGGATCAACTCTGAGGTCGGAAAGGCCAGGAAGAAGCCCAATGCGAAACGAAAGCCTAAGAAGCGCCGCTGAGGTGAACCTCATATGGGCTGTCGCCGGCATCCTCGCTGTGTGCTGCGGGTGCGCCCTGTTCACGGCTTTAGTCATACAGGACGTCCAGCAGACCCTTGCGTCAAGCAACAGCATGGTCGTCCTCATAGGGGCTGACAGCTTCGCCTCGGACGACAAGAACCTGGAGCACTCCCTGAACTCAGCCAAGGCCACCCTTGACCTCGCCTGCGACATTTCCTGCGCCGTAGTAGCCACATGCGTCATGATCGCCGGGGCGCTGGTTTGGCGCTTGACGGCTTGGACTAAGCGGGGATACTGACGCTGCTGACTGGCATGGGTTGGCAAGAGCCGCGCTCTACGGGGTGCGGTTCTTTATTGATTGGTTTATGACAGCCGTTAGGATGGCATGCGTCACGTTCTGGGAGCAGGTGTAGGATTGCACCCTCATGGGGGGCGTGGCCTTGGTATCCAGCCGGTGCTCCCACGGCGGATACACCCTTACTGATAGCCGAGATCCTTGAAGATTTCGTCGCGCATCCTGCGTGCCTCCTCGACGTCCTTGGA